CTAAGGCTCGTGTTTGTGCTTCGTTTCGGGAAACCGTAGCCTCTTCCTTTGGGAGTTCTCTACCATTCTCTACCCAATACTCAGCAGCGTATTTTTGTAGTTCTGGAGAAAGAGAGTTCTTGAACTCATCAAAAGATTTAAAACGATCTAGTTTATTAGCTGGAGCAAAATCAAGATTAGTTTCTTTTGCTGCATCTTCTTGTCTTAAAAAGAAAGGTTCCTCTATATTTGGGTTTTTTGCATCTCTTTGTGGTTTAATTGAAGAAGGCCATTCTGTTTGGTAGTCAAAAAGATTTGGATCTCTTTGTTCTGACCAACGAATATCCCCAACAATTTTAACCGGCATTTCGGTATGGCCTTGACTTTTTAAATATTCTGCTCTATTACGTCCTTCATGTCCGATAATTTTAGCTTTTCCATCTCTAACTATAAAAGAAAGAAAAGGAAGTTCATTCCATTTAATTCCTTTTTCTGCTGCTTCTCTAGCTGCGGATTTTCTCTGTGCCGGAGTAAGTTCATCAGCTAGACGTAAAAAAGTATCAATAGGAAGACGAATTACTTTTTCTCTTGACTTCCACTTAATTGATGCATCAAGAAGAGATTCCTCAAAAAAATCTCTTACTTTCTTAGGAAGTTCATCCATAGAAAGAAGCTTACTATTAGTCTCTTTACCAATATCCGCCATGCGGGTAGAGCGTTCTGATGCCTTTACTAGACGCTTGCCCTCAAAGAGAGCACGGTTAAGGGCCGTATCATATCTCTTGCCCATACCAACGAGATTACGGACATTATCCACAAATCGTTGCCAAGCCGTAGTACCTTCCATCTTAATACCAGCTAGTTCCTTTCGGAAAGCTGGATTACCAAATACCTCCGCTACAAACTCTTTAGCATTTCTAAAGCCATAGGCATTTGTCTTGTTCTTAATACCGTTGTAAAGATCAACGATGTTTTTACCAGCTATACGTTCCCGTACAGAAAGACCTTTAGTGTTACCTTCTAAAACTCTATTAAGCACAGCCGAAGTAGCTGAATGCACAGCTTCGTGGATGAACGTCTTTAGATTGCCAGCGGATAGAGCATCAATAGCTACAGCGTGCTCGTTAGGGATATAAGCCCCACCAATGGCTTTGATAACACCTTTACGTTCCGTTGCTAGGTTAGATTTTGATCCTAGCTTCAGATCAGTATCGTTAAGCTTGCGCAGTAGTTTAGCTACTTGTCCTTCAATAGAATTACGGCGCTCTTTCATAACCCAATCTAATGCGCCGGGATAATCTCCATTTTCAATATGCTCACGCAGTTTTTGATGAAAGTCTAGATCTTTTACTGCCGTAGAAGGATCGATATCAACTAAACTTAATTCTTGTTTTTGTTTAGTTTCATTTTTTACAATTTCTTCAAGGGCAAGTTTTGGTTGTTGTTTTGGATCATAACCACGTTCAATAGCAAGAGCAGGTGTTTCTCCTGATTCATAAATAGAACGACCATAAAGATCACTTGGTTGTTTTGCTCCGTAACCTTGATCTAGATAATCACCTAGTTTTTGACGAGCAACTTCTACAGCGGCTTCTTGCTGTTTGATAGATTCCTCGTCAACACCACGTTCTTTCCAGTCATCTAGAATCTGACGTTCAGTTAAAAGATCCTTTTGTAACTTTTGAAACTTACGATCTTGTTCTAAAGCTTCAGGACGAAGAGGAAAATCAACAGTAGGTACATCCTCGGCCATTCCAGTTGTAACTGTATTGGTGTTTGGATCAACTGTGCGATTTCCTAGTGGTTCGGGATATTGATCCTTTGGAAGAAGTTCAAGAGTGGAACGAGGTTCTATTTGTTTTGGTGGTTCTATTGCTTGATCAATCTTAGAGAAAGCTTCATCTCGTGCTGTCTTTTCTCCAGTAGGATCTTTTTGTTCAGTTACTTTCTTAGTAGCCAGAGCAGCGGGTACTGCCCCCATACCAAAAGAGATACCGCGATCTACCCAATCTCGATCTTGTTCCTTAATTCCTTCTGAACGACGGAAAGCATTAGCTAATTCATTAGAAAGCTCATCTCCTCCCATATTACCCAGACCAGCAGTTAGACCTTGAGTGACAGGTGAATTCCCGATTCCACCTAAAGCCATAGAAGCAGTATTTAGAGCAGTATCAGCACCAGCAAATGCCTGAGCCTTCTGTAAAGGCATTCCTTGATCTAGCATATCTGTTGCTTGATCAATAGTACCACCAGCCATTAAAGTACCAATACCAACTGGACCACCTAGAATGGCACCACCGAGTTGAGTACCAGCCTGTGCTACTCGCTGTCCAGTTGATAATTGTTTTCCTCTTGATGGATCAGCTTCATTATAAAACTGTTTGGTTTGGGCCATAGCTTGACCAACATCAATTTTATTAGATGGTAGATCAACACCAAGTACAGAAGATGTAATTTTGTTTAAACGATCTCTGTATTCTTCAATACCACCAGCAACACCTAATCCACCAAGACCTAGATTTTTACCTAGTTGAGCAGCACCACCTTCTAAGGTATCTAGCCAAGAAGCTTCTTGTGGTTTACCACTTAAGTATTGCTTAACAATATTCTGAATTACATCCGGAGAAGTATCATCCGGAAATTCTAGTTCAGTTCCATCTGGAAGTTCTGCAATCATTGAATTACATTTCCTTGAGCATCAAATTTAATTCTCTTTGGTGTTCCATTACCGGAACCGCGACCTGAAGATGTTGATCCACCTTTCTTAATTCCCGAATCAGGAATTGGGCGTTGTGGTCCGGTAACCATTGCAATAGTTCCGTCAGCTTGCATCTGGAACTGCGCTGGTTGTCTCATATTTTGATTTGTGAAGAAATCATCATGGGCACTTTGATACGCCTCTGCAATTGGACCTTCTTGTGGCTTACCTGCTTTTTCCCAAGCTGTCTTTTTAGTTGTAAGATCTTTTTCAAGAGTAACAGCTTTAGCATCAGCTTCTTTTTTGGCAGCGGCAGCTACCTCAGCAGATTTAGTTCTAGCATTCGCAGCAATAGTAGCGGCGTCTGTAGTAGCTTTTGCAGAAATTCTGTGGCCTTCAATAGAAGCTTCAGCCTGAACACCCGCAGTATCCATAGCTTGTTTGTAAGCAGGACTCCAACCAAGTTGGTTACGAAGATGGCGAATGGTTTCTTGAATTTTATCTTTATTTGCGGGATTAAAATACACTTCTGGATTAATTCCATAATTCTGTGCAAGACTGGCCGCTGAAAGAGTACCTTCTGTTTTAGAAACTCTATCTAATTCCTCTAGAACTTGCAGTTGGTACATCGCTTGTGCTTGTTGAAGTTTAGTCTGTCGATCTACATCTTTGATCTTGGATTCATCAGCAAACGTGTCGTTTTGATACTGCAAACCTTTACCAGTGAGAAGTCCTTGCAATCCTTGATTAGCAATTTCTTGTGGAACGTTAGCCATTCCTAGTTGTGCTTCTAAAGCAGACTTAGCCCTAATTTGGTTCTCTTGTTCTCGTTGTTGGAGAAGAAAGGGAAGCAATTGAGCTTTTTCATCCGTTCCTTGGTTAATCTGCGCAGTGTTAGCTTGTGTAAGAAGATTAGCTAATTCTTGTTTCTTTTGTTCATCACCATATTCTTGACTGGCAATTAAACCCCCAAGGGCGCCATTTAGTCGAAAATCATTAGGTACTGGCATAATTATTTCCCATTAAGAATTCGGTCGAGTGCAAACAGAAGTTGACCAGTTGAATTAATTTGTGCGTTACTAGAACCAACACCAAGAGTTTTAGTTAGGTCAGAAACTTGGCTTGGAGAGATTCCAGAACCAGCTAGACCAGCTAGAGTAGCACGTTCTTTGTTCAGGTATTCCATGAAGTTTTGATCCATTTTTTCAGCACGCGCACCATATTGTGACCGACGTCCTTGTGCAGCATCAGCGCGTTCTAGAGCATCTAGTTCACGAGCATGGACAGCTTGGTACTCAGGAGACTTCTGTACTCCAACTGGATTGGTATAAGTATCTTTTAGACGCTGTGCATAGTAAGCACGTTGGGCACCAAACGGGTCAGATTGTGATAGACCTTGCTTTAGAAGGTTAGAAAGATCGCTAGATTGTCCTTGACCTTGTAGATAAGAAATTAAACCACCAAGAAGCGTAGTAGAATTCTTCAGTGGATCTTTCATGAAGTTGGTTGCACCAGTGTTGAACAGATTAGAAAGAAACTCTGTAACACTTCCAGTTCCTTGAGCCGCTGCTGCTACACCTGAACCAGCGGCCATAGTTGGATTTAGATATCCACCAGTAGTTCCGGGAGTACCGGGGAGTAGTTCTGATCCAATAGGAGAAGAGTTTACAAGTGATTGTAAATTTTCTGGAGAAGTAATCATATCAGTGCCTAAATTAGTAATTTGACCAGTAGGTACATCAGAAAGTCCAGTACCAGTATTATTTAAACCAGTGCTTTCTCCAACAGTGGAGATTGAAGCGGGAGATTGAAAATTATTAGCAAGAGAAGCTAGATCTGAAGTAGCTAAATTACTTAGAGCACCTGCACCAGCAGAAAGTGCTGGATTGAGAGCACCACCAGCTACACCGGCAATATTAGTTCCAATTGGAGCAGCATTAACAAGTGCTGAAGCCCCTTGTCCAGATGTGATAGACCCTCCTTGAATAAGATTATCTATATTAGAAAAATCTAGTCCAGTATTGAGAGAAGACACATCAGGAATATTTGCAGTAGAAGAAAGAGAATCTAATACACCACTTCCAGTAATAGCTCCACCAATACCACCAGTAAGTGCTCCAGTAAGAGGATTTCCACCAGAGAGTCCTGAAGTAAGACCACCAAGGCCAGCACCAGCAATAGCACTTGAAATGGTTGGACTAGCAATACCAAGAGCACTACCAAGTGCAGTTCCAATACCCGGAGCTACAACACTAGCCATGATTGGTGCAATGGTACTAATAAAGTTACTTCTTACAGGATCTACTACATATTTCTTATCAATTTGAAGACCAAGATTTGGGTCCCAGTATGCTTTTGATAAATTAGCAGGATCTACAGCAGAGTAGTTTGATTTTCCATTTTTAAGGAAGTTAATTTTTCCTTGACTTTGTGGAAGTAAAGTAGGAGAGTATTGTGCGGCATCAGAAAGACTAATAGAGCCAAGTCGATAATTATCCGCAAATTGTTTTTGTACTTCTGGAGTAAAATAAGCAGCTTCAGGATTTCTTTTTAGAAGTTCTTGTACTGATATACTTATTGGTGTATTTGCAAATTGATTTGAAAAAGTATTATTTCTTTCAATATTATTTTGCATAATTGAAGCATACATACCACCTTCATCTCCTGAATATGCTGACATAAGAGGGGCAGGAGTATTTTGAAAATATTTAGCGTATGGAGACTTACTATAATCCTGTGTAGCTGTGGTTGTAGGACTTTGTGTTAAAGTAGCAAGGGCCGGCGTCGCAGTTGGTTGAGCAACTGGAGCCGTTGGTGTAGGGGCCGTTGGACTAGTTGTTCCAGTAGTATTTGAAAATGATGATGCTAATGATGGATTGTACGAATTAATAGTTGCAAGTAAACTATTTAAATTCGTTTGATTTACTCCAGATAGAGCCATAAATTATCCTTTAAATTTTTCTATATTTTAGAAAGAAAAGACCTTCTTTTAAGGTAACATCAACTCCGTTAACATCACTAGCCATTTGTAGTTGAATGGCTCCACTTGATGATCCTATATTTACAATCCATTTAGAATTAACACATTTATCTGTTGTAGGCACAAGAGTTTGTGTTATTCCAGTTTGAGTAGCACCAGTTGGAATAGTAAGAGAAAGAGAAAGTCCGGGAAGTGGATTAGTTGTTTGATAAGCCCCTAATACTTCTATTTCATAGATTGTATTCTCATCTCCAGTAAAACCAAGAGATGTAACATCTAGCGGAGTATCTGTTGAATTAGAATAATCCGCTGGAAGATGAATGTACGTCCAAGAATCATCTTGCAACTCTTGAATAGCTCGGCGAACTTGTTCAAGAAACCACGCAGATTGATGAATGTTGTCTGTTTGCGGCGATATTGGAGGAATCTTAATCAATTTGAATGCTCGGTGTATTTAATAGAAATATCAGAAATTGGAGTAGCATCTGTAAAAGAAATTTGAAACTCACGAGCACGACCTAACCGAGTAATTTTGTATGTTCCAGATGGTGTAGTGTAAGTAGTAAAAACACTTCTATCTCTAGATACTCCAATTGAAGTAGTTGCCATACTAGCGAAAGCATTCACACTAAGTTCGTCTATTCGTTTAAATTGTGTAGTATTAAAATCTAATCTTCTAGAAATAAAAGAAGGAGTGCCACTAATAATATTTGCCGTGGAACCACCTATTACGGTGGACAATCGGTCAACTACAAGAGAACAAAATTGAATTGAAACTAAATTAGAAGTACGACCTAAAAAAGTAATATATTGTTTATAAGCTATGGGACGACCAATATATACTTGAAGGTCCGTATTTATTTCCCATTTGTAATAATACTTTTTTTCAAAATCGAACACAAATAAGGAATCTACATACAAATTTGTAGGATATGCAGTAACAGAAAATAATTTAGGAATACATAAACAAAGAGAGCCATTCAATCGAATTAGAAATAAATATAGCGCGTTTAAGTAATCAGGAGAAATAGAAGCAAAAATATTAATATAGTTAGAAATACTTACCTCCATCTCAGGAGAAGATACTTTTTCTATTTTAAAATTATTTAGTTTCCAAATAGAGTAATCAAATGAGGATGTTTGGGATAGCCAGTAAATAGTATCTTCAGCTTCCGCAACAAGAGCCTGACCTACACACCCTACATTATGTAGCACACCTTCTTGGCGTGCTAATGGAGAACCTGTAACATTCGCAGCATCATAAAAGAATTCAATTGTATTCTGCCCAAAAGCAACAAGATAATTTTTAAATTTAGCCAGAGCTACAACTACATCCGGATAGATCTCTGTAGAAATGAAATTAGATGTGTTCCAAGAATCAGGAAGATCTAAATCTGAATTATAAATATCTCCATTTACAATAACAAAGATATATCCATTTAAAGTTCGTACAGAAGTAGAAGAAGTTTTAGGAAATCCACTATATCTCCCTCGACATACCCATGTGACGCTACCATCAACAACAGTATCCCCTAAAGTTGTTGGCCAAGTGGGTTGTGTTCCCGAAGAAGTTCCAGCTATAGTCACTTCATAGTAGTACCCATTTCCAGAGGTAGGAGTTCGACGATTACCTAAAGAATAAGATGTAGTAGGTGCCCAAGTTGAATATGTAGCACCTACAGGTTCAATTTGCCAAGCACTATTTCTAGTATTATATGCAACTATCCATGCTTCTCCGACCATATTAAGAAAAACATAATTTACATATCCTGTAATAGCTGCTTTCTCTGTAGCACAAAAGATAGCTTCTGCATAGTAGTAACGATTAGTAGATGACGTAGTTATAGAAGAAAGAAACGTCATTGGAGAACCTGAGTTTACTTCATAAAAATTAATGGTAGTACCATCTTTAACAATACAAATAGATTTTCCAGCATCTAGTTCAAATAAATAAGAACCTGTATTTCGTTCAGAAAGAGTAGCAGAAGCAATGCGAAGATCGTCATCTGCATCTGTATAAGGAAGAGTAGTAGTTAACATATCTCCAATATATTCTTTCATATCTTGATTAATAACTAAAGTATTTTGAATACCAGGTTCTAGTTGGGCAGTAAGTGTAGAAAAGTCTTTGGCAGAAAGTTTTTCTGTTTTCTGTGCTTCTGTAATAGTACGTGCCATTAATAATCAGTCCGTGGTTGAATAAACATAGAACCTTCCTCACTCCCCCCAGAAAGAGCTTCCGCTTTGTACATGAGCATATCTTCTCGAAGAACATTACGCTCTTGGATAGGAATTCCATACTCAGGAGCTAAAGTATAAGCAAGACCATAAATAAGAGCTTGAAACCATTCTTGTGGAAAATCTGGCTCATTTGCTGCTGAATCAAAATCTTCGTATGGTGATTGAAAACGAATATAAATTTGATTCGTGGAAGCTATAGTGGCGTCAGGTGTAGGGTAAATAAAAATATCCCCAAAGGTTCTTTGAGGAAGATAACTAAGTTGAATAGGACGACCAGTAGCAGACTTATTTGAAAGCCGATTATAATCGTACAGGGTTTCAATTCGGAGAGGAATATCCACATTAGAGGATGTATCTCTGATAAATGCCTGAATAATGTGGACAGGTTTGTTTGTATTAACTGTCTGGCTAAGACCGATACGATAAGAATTGATAGAAGCACTAAGAGGGAAAGCATATGTTACAATTTTCCAAAGAGGCATGCCATCTGCCATCCAAGCTTTAGCTAGATTGTTAAGTGCTTCTGCCGCATCATTAACATCATTAGTAGTCGGAGTTTGTCCTTGAGCAAGAGCCCCTACTTTACGAAGTGCTCCCTTAATAATGATATCTCTACTAGAAGCGAAATCTGTCGAGCCAGATGTACTCATTGTTATTTATCCTTAATTTCTTTAATGTCTTGTCGTACTTCTTTTAGAAGATCAATAACTTCATTGCGAAAGGTGTGGAGTTCTTCTTTGTGAACATAGTTAATTTGTACGTTAACTAGTTGCTCTTGTACTCTTGTAAGATCCTCCCTAACATTTTTAGCATAAAATCCAACCATAGCCGTCACAATACCAGTGAGTAAGTTAATAATCCAAGAAATTTCCATCTAGTATCCATATTAAAAAGTACCCGTTGGAGGAGGGTCCGGTGTAAAAGAGTAACTCACAGAAATAAACGTATCCGTTGGCTCCACTCGTGCCCACTCGGTTACAATTTTATCCTCTTTTGTTTGTACAAAATCTTGCGGTTGGCGAGGTTCCCAACACGATTGACAGGCCCGCAATCCATCCCATCTTTCTCGGCCTTCTGAGGCTTTCTTTTTAAATCCGCAAACATCGCAGATAAAATTCCATTCGCCGGATACGTAGTAAGTATGTTCCATGCCCATAGTTTTATGTTCTTACTAATTTAGAACGTATGTATTCATATGCGCCTATTGTTGGAGATACCCAATAAGTAGTGTTATTCTTATCTTGAAAACTTCCTAAAAAAGTACCGGAAGAAATTAAAGAACTCCCAGAAACAGGCTGAAGATATTGGGTTACTTCTCCAGAAGTTGCATTAGTTACTTCTGTTACAGTACCACTAATTGTAGTTGTATATACATCCACAGGAGCAAGAAGATAATTATTTTTTATATTTACAGTATCTCCTGTGTATAAACGTTCTACTCGAATCCCATACTGTAAGTCATCGCTTGTGTTATGATACACATTGGTAGTTCCTTCTGTAGTGGAAATAAAAACAGCTTGTCCATTTTGTTTTCCTACACAACCAATTACAGAAGTATTGGAAGCTTGATTAATTTCAATACCTGAACCTAAATTATTAAAAGCATAACACGATTGTACAGTACCCCCAACAACGCCCCTATCCAAACCAATACCTACTTGATCAAAATATTGGTGATTCCATGCAACCCCATTAAGGATAAGAGGATTAATGTTTGGTTGGTAAACTACCGCTACAGAATACCCTCCAGATACAACACCTAAATTAATATAAAGAGTTCCTGTGGAATATCCCCATTCTCCTGTAGCTGGTGTAGTAGGAGTTCCCCCATTTTCAGTTAAAAAATATTTTCCTCCTTCTGTGTTTCCACTAATCACAGAGTAGGGTTTAGTGTGAATGTCTGTGCGACTTTTAATATTTCCCGCAATAGTCCAACCAGAAGAGCCTGTGAAAGTAACTGCATGCCCTCCATGATACACTCCCCAACCAGAACTTACTAAAGAGTTGTTAGAAGCTTTGCAATTAATTAGCTTAGCATTTTGAGCATAAGCTGTAATTGCAACTCCATGTTGTCCACAATTATGTCCTTCACAGTTAGTAAAAACCACTCCCTGTGCTGCGCTCGGGGCAATTCCACTTACTGTTGTCGGCTGAGTTAAACTAACCCCATCAAACCCAGCATTATAACTAATAACATTATTTATTCGTAAATAATTACAAGAACGTGTTACGTTATTTATAGCTTGCATACACGTATTTGTAGCATTGTAAAGAGTAAAATTTTCAAATGTTACGTAGTCTTTATTTTGCACTCGTAGGCAGTATGCAGCAGTGCCAGCAACATCAATAATAGGATTTTGACCTACACCATAAGCACCATACACAGTGCGTTGACTTTCACTTGTGGCATTACCTGAATAATTTGCATCAATTGGTAAAGACATAATAGTTCCACGTTTAATTAAATATGTATTACCTAACGCATTTGGAACTACTGCCCCTGCTTGGGAAGGAGCAAGTTTGTAAGGAGCACTTTTAGAACCATCTCCTGTGGTATCGTTCCCATTTTCAGGATCTATGTAATAAGTAGTCATAGCTTAGATGTATAAAAAGTTAACAGTACCTGTCCCAGCAAAATCTGCATAAAGGCCCGTGTTAAATTGAACTCCAACTGGAAGTTGATATACACCTACAGCAGTAGAGGCAGGGATTACAAAAAGAACTGTGCCAGCCGCAGAAGTGTTGTCATACACTGTAGTAGCTGCTGCGCTCATTGCTGTAGTTACAATATAACCATAAGCTACTCCAGCACCAGTTTTAATTAGCTTATCCGCTGTTGCATTACTATATTGAGCAAGGGGACCACCAAAAGTACGATCAAATTGTTGAGATTCTCCGGCAGAAAGCGTAGCTGGATAAACGTGTAATGCTCCTGATGTAGCGTTAATGTCTTCAGTAAAGCCTGCTCCTGAAGGGTTTAAATTAGTAGTAGATTTTCCTTGTACAAGAGCATTGCTCATAGTTACACCACGTAAAAAAGAGTAATATAGATAATTCCAGCAGTTGCTCCTGCGCCCGTTAGTGTAGGAGTGTAAGAAACTACTTGATCTGTTGATCCAGTGCCTGTACTTACAATACCAATACTAGTCCCTGTGGATACTCCGGTTGCCAAGACGTTGGTACCAGAAAAAATGGTGTTTCCCCCTACAGTAAGGGCAAGAGTTGCCGCAGAAACAGTGCCTCCTGAGACCACTGTTTGAGTAACAGTGTTTTGAGCAATTACTTGGGCGTCTTTAGGTAACCATCCAATAGGATAAGCAGTAGCAGTTAGAAAACCCGATCCATTAGCAATATCAATTTTAAAAGATTTTACAAGAATTGCTTTTGAGTCAGTCGTTGGGGTCTGCTGCGCAAGCGGAACATCATATTTAAAAGCCATATATTTCTCCAAAGAAAACCACCCCAATTAAAGGGTGGCTATGTTAATTACTTATTAAGCGCCAGCAGAGCCGTAAGCACCACGTGGATCAGTCCAACCAAATGAACAACGGAAACGAGCTTTGAACTTAGCGTTCTCAGTATCCCAATCATTGTCCATGCCGAACTCATCACCATTACGCTCGTAATATTTTAGACCGTTCTTTACGTTAGTCTTAATGAACCAAGCATCATTACCTGAGTCATTTAGATAGTGGTTAACGTGCACACCACCGGGGAACATACCCATTTGCTTAAGAACGTTAATATCGTTGTTGCTCGTACCAACACGTTGAGCAGTCTTTAGAATACGCTCTGCTTCAAAGGTTAGTTGTACTGGTACAATGAGTTTGTTTGGAAGCACAGCGATACGCATACCACGATCATTCTTGAAGTTAGCAATGTCGATATAAGCTTGCTCTAGTGATGCTTCACTAAGGTCAGCATACGTAGTTGGACGATTTGACCAAGTACCACCTGACACGTTAACGTGAGCGTTAGAGATAAGTTCTACACCATCACCACCAACGTATGAACTTGAAAAAGCGTTGTTAAGAACGTTAGCACCAATGACTTCCTTAGTCTGACGAACAGAGAAAGCAAGACCTTGAGCGCGACGCTTACCAACTACATCATACTGATCGTCATCAAAGACTTCACGAGTAATGATGAAACCTAGTGAATAAACGATATGGTTGTAACGGGTAGTGAAACCTTGCCGTGCTGAATCATAAGAGATTGGTGAGCCTTCTGGCTTGACCTGAAGCAGACCATAACCAGAGATACCAACATCTTCTTCATACTGACGGGTTGAAGTTTCCTTATCAAAAATATTTTCCCATTCTACAGGGTACTGATTATACTCATCGCCGTACCACTTATTAATACCGGGCCAAAGCGATTTTGCCCACTGTGCTGAAGTTTGAATAGCCATTTATATATTCTCCTTGTTAGATTAAGTACCAACCACACCAGTAGCAGGATTAAGTTGATGGTTGTTAATTTTTGCAGTAACAACGGTGCCTGAAGTAGCACCAGTACCATCATTATCAGGAGCATCAATAATGTCTAGAATGCGCAGTGGTGCATTAGCAGCATTAGTACCTGCGGTTAGATAAGCTGAGTTAACTTTCATGGTTGAACGTCCAGCAGAACCAGTACCAACAGTTACTTGACAGTTATACCCTAGATTTGCAACAGTAACAATACCATCACAAGGAATCATAAATAGTAGGTTAGGATCATCAGCTACAAACACAATATCACCAGAAGCGATAGGAGCCGTAGTACCCGTTGGAGTATCTAGCGTTGGGCTAGCACCTGAACGAGTAGTTGAAACCATCTTACCGATAACAACACCAACATAACCTTCGTTCGTAGTGTTAGCAGCAGAAACAACTTGTCGTAGATTGATTGGGTTGTTACCAACAGAAACTTGAGTAACAGAACCATTCATTTTTACAAAGTCACCGGGATACAGGTTACCACCTGCAACATAACGGTGAAGAATGCCATCTAGGCCATCAGCGAACGAGCCAATTGGAGTTGCGCCGCCAAGATAATTTGCCATATTTTAAAACCTCCGTATTAAATTAAAAATCAGCACAGAGGTCAAGA